GCTAAATCAGAACCAGCCCTGCTCAGATAAGCATCTACCCCATTCAACCGCAAAGACTGACTAACGGTGTGACTGCCTAAGATTCCACCACCACCCAGCGCACCACCAGCATCACCCGATCCACCAAGACCTGCACCTACTCCATGTAATAGACTCATGCTTGCTAATCCTTATCCATCTGCAGTTAACGCACCTGATACAGAAACTAAAATGCTTCCTACGCCTGAAGCTGCTTTTACCATGTATGTCAACATATAAACCCCAGCAGTAGACAAAGCTGTTTGTGAAGATGAGTTGATAGCGACTATCGTATTAAAAAGAACACCACTTGTGCTAGTTTTATCTAAGAAAATACATCCTGTTTGCCCTACAGTTTGATTGCTAAAAGTCAATGTGGTGGTGTGGCCTATACTTACTTCAAAATTATTATGATCTGCTAAATTCATCGTGATCGTACCGCCATCACTTGTGCTGGCTTGATCAGCATCTTGGCTTCCAACTGCCCTACCTGCGATAGTTATATCATCTGTAACCGTTACGCTATCAACATAAGCATCTTTAAATCTTGCACCTGTTGTACCCAGATCCACATCACTATCTGTCTGTGGCCCAAACACACCGTCTGATACGAATACCTGTTCAGCATTTGCAGCGTAGAAGTGTATTTCGTCCGCAGTCTCAAAGTCAATCTTGGTCTGATCGTCTTCACCCAATTTTAAATCTGTTGCTAGTACAGACGTGATAGCTGTTTGTGCAGCAGCCATTCTAGCAGCATCCAGTGTTCCTGAACTAATGTTACTTGCGTTATCTGCCCCAATAGATGCACGTGCAGTAGAACCTGTCTCAAGCACAAAGTTGGAACCGTCGCCAACAATAAAGCCACCATCTGTAACGGCAAGACCAGCTACATCTTGCAGTTGTGCATCAAGACGTGCGTTGGCAACTGTGCCAGAAAGTTGACTAGCATCAATAGTTTTATTAGTTAAAGTTTGAGTTGCAGATGTGGAAACTAATTCTTGACTAGCATCACCAGTGCTTGGAAGTGTTAAAGTTGAGGGGTTGCCAGAATTGCTACTTAACGCACTATGTGTTGCTGCAATAATCTTTTGTCCGTGACTATTATTCTCACAGTTAAGAGTTATAGCTCCTTGATTAGTGTTTCCTTTTACAACTACATGACCTGTGCCATCAGCAGCTAACTCAATATTTGCGTTGGATGTGGTCACGATGTCCCGACCATTCATGTCCAAGTCACCGCCAAGCTGTGGGCTAGTATCATCCACAACATCAGTCATAGTTCCAGAAGCAAGACCTGTAACTAAGTCAGATCTGGTTATCTTTTTCAGATTGTTACTATCATCAACATCAACGATAAGAAGTAAGTCACCAGAGGCAACGCTACTAAGTGAAGATAAATCACCAACAGCTTTTTCTTCAAAGCTGGTGCCATCTGCTACAAGTATTTTGTTTGCTGTGTTATCAGGCATACGCAGTTGAGCACCAAGAGTCAGGTTGCCTGACAGTTCTGCTGCACCATTCATGTCAATTGTTGTAGCGTTGATCTCTATCTCTGTATCGGACACGAGATCAAGCACACCGTCGGCTGATTGATGAATATATGTTCCACTGTCACCAAACTGCAATTGCCGGGAACTATTTAACAGTAAAGCTGTATCAGCAACGTGTGTTAAAGTTACATCATTGTCAGCACCAAAACCTAGAACAGCGGCATCACTGTCTAGTTTCAAATCATTACTTACTGTTACCGTTGGCGCAGTAATCTCAACTTCTGTATCAGCATCAATATCAAGCTGTCCGTCGGCAGTTGAACTTATAGACAAAGCTGTATCACGAAACAAAATCTTTTCTGTTGCGGTCATTAGTATTTCGTCTGAGAACTGGAAGTAATCTTCATCTTCCATCCACGATATAACACCGTCATTGGTGTTTGCATCAAACGTTATGACTATGTCCGTATCCGCACCAGTTCCAAACGTGATTGTGTTTGTGGCTAATGCGGTGATGGGTCCACCTTCTCCTGTTGTTCCGTCGTGACTATGCCCCGTGTTTGCTGCAAACGCCGCAAGCAGTTGGTCAAATTCATCGTTGGTATCGGCAGCACTGATCGTATCACCATCAGTGTATGTGGACTGCCGTGTATAATTTGCGCCCATTTACCTTCTCGCTCCCACTTGAAATTCTAATTGAAACCCTTTTAAAGTGTATGGGGACGTTGCAGTTGCCCCATCTTCCACTCGTAAAGCAACTGCAAACCCTGAACCCTCTACTGCTTTTCTAACAATGGGTTGTGAGGGTCCACCGTATACAGCACTTCCATAAATTGATGTACCATAGATACCTGCAACATTTGTACTATCTAAAGGATACGCGGCAGGTCTTGTTGAAGTGTTTGATTCATAATCGTATCGAACAAACAAGTCAGCATCGATAGTAGATTCCGGTGCATAGTTTATATTTACACGTTGCATGTGTTTACGAACACCCGGATCACCCATACTCAAGTCTGGACTTCTATACTTTGCGTTTATAAGTGTACCATCAAACGTATTGCCTTTTTCTTGTCTGTAAACAAACCCGTCAAAGCCACCATGCAATACAATTACATCTCCGTCTTCAATCACAGTATCTGCACAAGCGGGACGTATGCCTTTCGTGGTAGAAAACTCAAACGACTGGCCTTTCATAACTGCAATCACACCTATAGTTGCACTATCTGTTCCTGTTGATTTTGAAAAGAATATTCTGTACTGAGTTTTATCAGGTATGACCAACGAAACAAACGCACTGGCATCATCAAGATTATCTCTAAATAATTGTTGTACGTTGCCACTTATTGTTCCCAACTCAACGTCACCGATACGAGCAGTACCAGCAACTGTGCGAAGCCCATCTGGGCCTAAAAAAACCAGATCACCTGCAAATTCAAGAATACTAAACCCGTTTATACAACCAATGTTTCTTGTGACAGGAGTAATCGAAAAGTCTGCTTGTGAAGATCCTGATAGTCTAAATATTCTGTTTTTACAAAATATAAATAAGTCACTTCTAAATACTTTTAATCCAGTTATTTCATCATCGACTCGTATACTACCAGCACCAGAAGCAGCAGAAAAGCTTGTTTCATCAAAAGGAACGCTAAATACAATTTCTTGTTTATTAGTTGACATCCCAGCGTAGAACATGTGTTCTTTGAATGCCACTACAAACTTTGCACCGCCCACTGTTGGTGGAAACAAATCTAGGACAATATCTCCTACAGAATGATCTGCTGCTGCACTGCTTGAAGTTGCACGTGAAACACCTGTAAATGTGGTAGCAGATTTACCAGTGTATGTAAATGTTTCAGACCCTATAAGCAAAGAACCGGAACTATTAAATGCAGAGGTGTCAACTACCGTTATTGTGCCAGCACCTGTCATACCTGTGCCAGAAGCTATTGCGACTAACAACTGTGTAGATTGACCCGTTCCCCCGGATGGTGAAATGTCTGTGGCTGTTAACGATGCGTTAAATACTGTTGGGTTGTTTGTTTGATCAACTACTATTATTTTATCGTTGCCATCAAAATTGTATTTTTCAAAATTGTATCTCCCAGCATTCGTTCGGTCAGTATCTCTAATTGTCCATGTTTCTGAAACTACGTCTGTGACTGCATGATTAGCTGCTGATGTGCTGCTTGTTGCTCTCGTTACACCTGTAAATGCACCTGCAGATTTACCCGTATACGTAAATATTTCTGAATTTATTTGTATTGTACCGCTACTACTAAACCCTTCTGTGCTATCTACTGTAATTGTACCTGACCCTGTCATAGCTGTGCCAGACGCTATTTTTATTGATAATTCTGTTGATGCAGAACTAAATATTCTTTCTCCTCTAGCAGCTAGTACAAAATTACTAAACTTAGTTGTTAAAAGGACAGCCTCAGTGGAATTATTTGTTTGTGGCACAATTTGATTTACGAGAGGTCTAAACCCCAACAAACGTTTGTATCCCCCACCAACGTCCGGTTCAAAGTTTTCCAACTCAAGGGCTTGTCCGGGCTGCATGATAAAGGTGGATCTGTTTAATACAAGTCCACCCTCGCAGTTAAATGATAGAGGGGAAACACCCTGAAGTTCTAAATCGGGCATATTAGACTGCTCTCATGTAATCTTTTCTGTTAAGCAACTCGACACGCATACGTTTCAAGCTGTCTTCATATTCTTTCAAAGCAAACTGTGCTGTCTGTGTATCAGAGCGGAACATGTAGGTATAATACTTTGCTCGTGATACTATCACGGGTTCAAACCGTGTGGGTATGATGCTTGTATCTGTTGCTGCAGACAAAGCTGTGTTTGTTACATAATAATCAAATTCAAGAGTTAAGTTACTTGTGTCAGGTATAGGTGTTAAACCAATCTCATCATTGTACGTTGTGTATACATATTGAGGATCACCAAACTTATCCACGTCTGCTTTGGAATCTCTTTCTCTAAAACGTTCCGTATATTCTTCAAACGAAAGATACTTTAAAGGTATTGGGTTTAAATTTTCACTAAGAGTAACAAGTTTTACAAACGCGGCACTTCCTGCAGCTTCTGTAAAGCTAACAAAATGTGTTGTTGCTGTTGCTGTAAAAGCTGTCTCAGTAAGTAAAACCTCGTTGCCACTAGCTATTGTAAGTGTCTTTGACGTTGTTTGAGATCCACCCGCACTTGTCCCAATTTCAAGTGTAAGAGTGGCACCACTTGTTTGTGTTAAAACTGTGTATGAACGACCTACTATTAAATCTGATATTTCTTGTGTTGCTTCAGCACTTGTAAGTAAAAGTGTATTGCCAAATTTTGTACTTGCAGCAGGAGAACCGCCTACAGTTGTCCACCCTGCTATACTTGAAGATCCATTCACCTCATACGTACCGTTGGTGATATAGTTCTTTGGTTGCAAGAACATATTATCATAATCTACGTATTTAAGTGTTGATGCAATTGAAGCGTGACTGTATAGAGCTTTACCTGCAATTACATCCACAGAACCTTTTGCATGAGTAAAAGGCCAGTTCAGATCGGAATTAATAATGTCTGCAATCGCACGGTTCACATAATCTTTTACAGTGGTTTGAACGCCGCGAGAACTAGCAAACGTGGAAGAGGTCAACTCAACCTCATTCATATCACGTAAAACCTCGTTTACAAGTTGCAAATATGTACTAGCCATGTGCTTTGCTGCCTTTTAATTTATATCGTTTCATACCACCGGGTAAGTTTGCAACTTTAACCAAGTCGTCTTTTTTATATATTGTGTTTTTTGGTTGATGTGGTATCAGTCGTTTAAATCCAATACCTTTTTGTGTTTTTTCCAAAACCAATTTCCAATCGCACTAAAGGGCTTGCCACAATACAGCAAACCCCAGCCAACATATCTAATCAAACAACGCCTGATATCTATCATGTTCAAAATTTTCCAACGCTTCCAGTTTACCATTCGCTTCATCCCAATCTTTAAGAGCCGTTTCAATTTCCGCAAGCAAATCTGGATGTTCACCAATCGCTGCTGGATTGTTAAGATAATTTGTGATAATGTATTCTGCACTTTTCTTTTGCCCTTCAAATCTGTACCTTAGAGCGTCCTTTGCAAGCTGTTTCATAATTTCTCCCTCTGAATGTATTATAATCTAAAAACTTTGTTTAGTCAAGTTATTTTGGGAGAAACACAAGAAACGCAAAGAACAAACCAACTGCAACAGCTACAACTAAACCAACTAACGCTGACTGTTTCAAACTTTCCATCAATTCTTCTTGTTCACGTCTTGCTTGAATTCTTGCTGCTTTCTCTGCTTCTTTTGCTTGTTGTATGCGTCGTGCTCGTTCATCGACTATGCTTTGCCAAGTACCGGGACCAAACCGCAAATCGATCATAGTTCGCATCTGTTGAACTTGTTCTTGTGCAAGTCGTGCATCTATAATTTCTTGTGCAACGGACTTGATACCAAACTGGTCACCCAAGCTAACACCAGATTTACGTGCCCGTTGTTCCTGTACTTGTTTTTCACCTGTTAAGAGATTGTCAATGTGTCCTGCAATCTCTCCAACGTCCTTCGCTGTCCCTATTGCAGATTTAATACCATCGACTGCGCTCTTTACAAGCGCGATACCTGCAAGAGTTTCTGCGATCATTCGTTGTCCTCGTTCGTTGGTTAGGTTTCATTAGGTAAACGCTATTGGATTGCCCTTCTTATATTCTTCTATAGCTTTGTCTGATGGTCTATCAGGTACAAATATACCTTTACTAGGTTTTTTGGGCTTTGGTGTTCTTGGTATTGTTCTTAAAGGTGTATTTACGTCGGCTTTTCTTTTTTCAGCACTTTCCTCTGCTGGTCTACCTCTACTCATTCTCTGCCTCCACACAAAAACATTTATCATTCGGTTTATCAAAACCATGTTCAGTGAGAGCCATGTGACATGTTGACATAGCATCATGCATTGAAACAACTTTGGCATCCATTTCCCATGCTGATGGTTCAGCGGTAAGGATGATACAGAACATAGCTACTTTCAAAATTCACCTGCCTTCATCGCATCCGAAAGTATGACAGCCCGTCGGCCTACCTGCCTTGCCCAGCGCGAATCCATCATCTCTATACTTGCAATATCGAACCTATGTTCTTCTATCGCAGCCCACATCTTTTTAAATTTACACAAGCGAGGGACTCCCATATTAAACGCCATGTCCATGAGTATGAGTTGACGAACCGCATCTAATTCTTCCACGCATTTGTGAACTTTACACAACTCGTTTTCTACAATCTTAATATCATTCAAAGCAAGGTAACGTGCATCAGCTTCAGTTATACCATGTTCATATACTGTATCCATGTTTGGTATGTCCATGTGGTCTAACTCTTCTTTGCTGATACCTCTGTCTTTTAAGTTACGACCTATACCTATAGTGTCTATGCCAAGTGTATCTTGGTACACAGTTAGCACCATACCCTCATGTTCAATAAGTTTATCTAGGAAATGCGACTCGTTATACTTCATAGTTTTATGTCCTTCCCACGGATGATTAGCAGTGTTTTCCATTTTAAACATGGACATTATATTTCCATAGCTCCTATAATACCACACTTATATTCAACAGATGCCCACGAACCATCCTTTGGAATGTCTTCATATATTTGTTTGTAACGAAGACACTCGTTTTCTTTATCGAACCACTGCACAGTTTGATTGAAACATTGACCGTTGGGTGTACACACAGTCAGTACCAACGACCAGATAATTACGTTCATTGTTTTTTCGCTCTGTTTTCTTGACCCATCCAGATACCAAATATACCAGTCATCACACCCATAATAACTGAAACGAACGCACTTTGTTGCATGGTGGGGTCTTCAAGGTTCATAAACCACTCAGCACATCGCCAAGACATTGCTATGCTTGCAATCATCGTAAGACGTGCAATAGCATTGTATTCAATGACCGCTTTTAGCCACTGCCTCATCTTAAACCGCGACGCCTACGATTTCCTGCTCTTGCTCTCTGCGTAGCAGCCCGTTTACGCAGACCTGCTGCTTTTGCTTTTCTCATCATTTCTGGAGTAATCTTACGTCTCAGAAGACCTGTACCTGTATCCGATACTTTAGGTGTCGGACGCTTCTTTTTAGGAACTTTACGACCGCCTGTGTCTGTCGGTTTTGGTGGACGAACCTTTTTTGTAGGCAGTTTCATGCCACCACCAGTTCTTGGTGTAGGGCGACCAGCAGTTTTTAACACCCTATCACTTCCTCTACCAAAAGGACCAGTAGGAGTACCCCTTTGATTTCCGTTTCTTGCTCTTCCCATTGTATTTCCCCCTATTTTTTTCCAAAGAACTTCGTCGCTGCTCTCGTTCCAAAGCTTGCAGCAACAATAACGCCCAAGCTGTACTGATACCATTCAGGCATTTGCTCCAATTGTTGAAATCCACGAGATACAATGTCTTCCATTCCCGGAATAAAGGCTAAAATTAAAGGTATGCTGAACAAAATTACAAGCCATTCGTCTTTCCACGAGGATGCTGAAGCATCAGCCATCTTCAAATCCCAGTCTATTTCACCTGTGGCTTTTTTTTGCATAACGACAGCCTCTGCCTCTGCTTTGGCTACATCTGCTTTTACTTTTGCTTTGGTTTTTTCGACACGGCCCTCAAGCCATGTCCCTGCGATACTTGCTATTGGTCCTATAAGGGCTGTTAGCATTTCCATCGTCTCCTTGCTTGACGCAAGCGGCTGTTAGGATTCTTTGCTGCTTTTGGGAACTTCTTCATCTGCCCAGCAGAACGTGCACAAAAAGACTTACGACGCTTGGCATCTTTGCTTCCCGGCTTTACTTTACCTGTTACAGCAGTCTTGAGTTTAGAACCGGGGTTCTTGCGGCGATACGCAGCAACCCCGGCTTTAGTCATGCCAGCCCCTGCTTTCGTTGGACGAAAGTTCTTTTTATTACGGGCTGGCATATTGTCACGTTTACGTGCCATCACTTTTTCCTTGCTGTTTGCGCTGCACGTTTAAAGTTGGCTTTACTTGGTGCACCTTTACTTCCGGGTCTACGCATAGTCTCCCCGCTACCAGCTTTTATTCTGCGTTTTTTAGCCGCTATGTTGGCGTATAATCCGCGTCCAGCCATGACTAAGCCTTAACTAACTTGTAGCCTTTTGCTTTGGCTGCAGAACGAATTGATGCAAGAGTCATTGCTCCACCCTTTGCTCCACCCTTTGTTTTACCGCCACGAGCCATACCTTTAGACTTTTTCATCATGGCTTTACCACCACGAGCCATGCCTTTTGACTTCATACGACCGCCTTTAGCCATACCCTTTGACTTCATACGACCGCCTTTAGCCATACCCTTTGACTTCATACGACCACCACGAGCCATACCTTTACTCTTCTTCTTCATCATCTTCTTCATAATCGCTCTCCGCATATAGATTATCAAATACCCGTGCTGTATCTTCTACATAGTTCGGGTCTTGTTTAGAATGGTGAACCCACTGACTAGGAGTGAAGTCCGGTGGGCCTTCGCCCGTTACAAACCAAGCAGGGTTTGTTACCCTTACTCTGTTATTTGGCAGTGCAACTATGTTGCCTGTCCACTCACCAGCATCCATCAATTCTAGCACATGGCTTTGTTTGTGTTGGGCTGGATCATCTGCTACTTCAGTATCTGTGTAATCGATTGTGAAGTAATATTTCGCCGGAAAGAAATCACCGTCTATCTTAGCCAACCACGGACAGGGGGTTGCCCTGTTCAAAACAAACACCGAATGATGGTGTGATTGGCAGTCCCACGGTTGCGCCAAATACGTTGGCATTGGTGTGGGCCATTCTTCTAACGGTGTGTCACCTACAAGGGCTGTCAATGGCATTCGTGCCCACATTGCCCCGCCGTGTACATTTTCTTCTTCTTCACACCCTGTAAACAAAACCTGAAACGATAGGGTTTTCATGGGTAGTGTGGTGACGGCTATCACCATTGCGTGAAGAAATTCACCTTGATACCGATCAAAGTTAGTAGTATACTCTCTGCGTACCCAAGCTTTGAAATACGGTATGTTACTCGTAATATAATTCATTAGACTTCTCCATAAAGGTTTGTCTAATTATACCAGATAACTACAAAATTATCAAGTTTTACGAGCTTTTCTAATTGCTTCTTTACCACGTTTAGCAATCGCAGCTTGTTGCATTTTACCAGCAGCTTTTGCTCTTTGTTCAAGAACCGTTAAAATTTGTATCTTTCGTGCAAACGGTTTATTAATTCGTTTTACCTTTGCAACCGTTTTTCGTGCATCTTCTACAGTTGCGTACTTAATGCTTACTGTATCACGAGGATTTTCATCTGTATACAAACGACGACCAGTGCCCTTTGGCTTCTTACCTGTGCCAACTTTTGGGTCTTTTCGTTTTTTTACTGGACTCATGTTTTATACTTTGCCTTGCGTCCACTGCTTCTTTTTCTGCCTGATGCCGTGACGGACCAATTTACTCTACCCGGTCCTGTCTTTTTAGATGCTTCCTTCTTGCTTATGCGACCAGCTACTTTGGCTGGTCTGCAAGCAGGATACGGACGTTTACCTTTTTCTTTACCAGAGCGACCACATTTCTTGCCAGTCTTTACATCTCGCCAATCTTCTTTGAACCATTTTGTAAGACCGCCTTGTGGTTTGCCCATTAGTAAGTACCGCCTCGTTTCTTATATGTTCTAACTAACCAAGCATTTGCATATGCACTTGGGTATACATCGAACTTGCGTTTAGCCTCTGCCTTTACTCGTGCGTACAGTGCAGGATTTTTTGGCTTTGGACTTCCAGAGCTTTTCTTTTTTGGTGTAGCTTTTTTTCTAGGTGCCATCATTTACCCCAATGTTTAGCTAAATAATTTTGTACTAACGTTGACTTGATAGCCATCGGGCTTTCTTCTTTCAAATAGCTTGCGTTTATTTCAAACAGGTTTTTTAGTATGTAGCTTTGTTCGTAAGAAACGTTACTGGACATCCAACCTATAATTGCTTTACGCGAACCTTTTGTTATCGGCTTTACACCGTGAGGGTATATGATTGGGAATATAAGCATCTGTCCTTTTCCGATTGTGTAGCTTATTTCGCCTACATCGTTATTTAGGACAAACTCCCCACCCTCATACTCATCACTAAGACCCAATGAAAACCCGTAGTCAAAGTAAATGTTGTTACTTCTAGGTGCGGCACGAAACGAATCTATATGCTTTTTGTAAAAGCCACCCTCTTCATACTCATTGTAAAAGTTTACCGATACTCTGTTTGGACAAACTACCGAGTCTATGTAAGGGTTGTTGTATATTCTTGTTGACACGAGTTGCCTTACTTCGGGTGTCATATCAGGCGACTCTGTATTCTTTTTTAAATCTTCACCGTCTGATATGGGCTGTGTCTTTGCACCATCTTCTTTAGTACCCCAGTTTTCCAGACAGTATTGTATTTCTTGTTCAGATAAAAGTTGTAGTAGCATGGTATATCTCCCGGCTGTTTGGACTGCTTATATCATATTTTCGCCGGGTTGTAAAGGGGGCAAGTTGCCCTGCCCCCAATAGTATTATGTTCCAGTAGAAACTGTAGCAGATTCTACAGGGTTCTTGGAAATATCTGCAAGAACCACGTGAATGCGGAAACGTGCAGCAGATTCACCACTAGAACCACCGTCAATGATAAGAGCATCGATAGTGTCTGCAGAAGTCAGGATACGGGCGTTAGAGCCAGATGCACCTGTAGCAGCTTCTAGGAATGGAGTGAAACCAGCAGCAAGGGTAGAGCCGTCAACAAAACAGTCTACATCACCGCCAGTGATACCAATATCCATAGTAACCTGTGAGTTCCCTCGTGCTTCCAAAACTTCCAAAGCACCAGCAACAATCATGGTATCTGCAGGAACGTCAATCAACTGAATGATATCGCCGCCTGTACCACCGTCAGCGGTGTCATGGACTTGAGAAGTCATCACGTAAGGACGTGCAACGTTGGACGGATGTCCAGAAGTTCCACCATTAGGAGTTCTATCAATAGTAGCCATTAGTCAGCCTCCCTTACGCAAAGTCTACAACGCCGCGAACGATAGCTTCTGGACGTAATACTTTCTGTCCAAAAACGTGCAGTCCACGAATAACGTCGGAGAACGATTCGGTTGAACGAACCACTTCTGTCTTTGCAATGTGCGAAGCAGTAGAAGTGGATGACATGTGACCAGCAAGAACAACGTTCTCAGAACCGTCGGTTGCGAGAGTTGCAGATGCGTCAGTCAAAGTCACTTGGTCAGTGCCGCCTGTGCTATTCAAGGCAGTTGACTTGTAGCAACGGAAGCCAGCAAGAGTGCCGACAGTTGCCAGACCGTTACGAAGCGGGGAAGTGGCATCACCAGTTACCTGCACTTCAGCGATCTTATTACCAGCTTGGAACACCTTCTCGTAGAAGATTGGTGGTGCAACAAACCAGCGGTTTTCTTCTGGCACAGACTCATCGTCAAGGAGACGGGCCATTGCAAGCATCAGGTTGATACCAGCATCGTCTGTCTCAATGTTGATTGGTGCGTTTGCAGTACCGATAGTACCAGCAGCGGCAGTCGTGGTCAGAGTTGTGCCAGATACAGCAGAAGCTGCAATGCCAGCACCGTCAGACATAGCCTGAAGAACAGTCTTGTCGTACTTACGCTTCAGAGCAAATGCACCTGAAGAGGTGGCAAGTGCTTCAAAGTTTACGTGCGAATGACGCTCTTCAATGTCGTCGATCTTGAATGCGAACGCATTGGCTTGGTCAACGGTCATTGTAATCTGATCGTCAGCCAAGTCTTGTGGGTTCACTACAGAGCCACGTGTATACGAGGCAACTGTTACGGTAGGTTCTTTAATGATACGAACCGTATCGCCAAAGTTTTCAATTTCGCCAGCATAGTCGGTATTCGTAATATCTTCGACAACCGAAGCGCGACGAAAGAACTTGAGAACTTTTTGGCTAAAAATTTCCGGTGCAAAATTACCGGAAGGCAGGTTTCCATAACCCGCAGCAGTACCGAAAGCCATAGTTCGATCCTTCCTTATTGAGGTTTAAGAGTTTAAGTCGATTCGCCCTTCATTCCGTGCTTGGTCGAGTTCAGCTTCTAGCTTTTCAAACTCCCACGGTTTGAGTCGAGCGATTTCAGAAGATTTCCAAATTCTGCCTGTTGCTTCCTTTGTTGCAACTTCTTTGGCTTGTTGACGGGTCACGGCTGCTGCCGCATCCTGTGTCTTGTTTGTTTTGGTCGTCTTCTTTTTGCCAATATTGTTATCGGCTTTGTAGAGGTCTATGACCCGTGCCGCCCATTTCGCATCGGTATTGTTGTTGTAAATACCGTCCGATATTGAGCTTGGTTGGTCTTCAAGCCACGAAAGAAACGTTTCATTTTCTTTTAGCTCACCAAAGTCAGGATGGGCACGAAGCAATTGCTCATAGGCTTTTTGCTTTTCTAGTTCCTTTTCCCGCTCCTTGATGGTGCCTAGTTCCTCACGTAATTCTTTGACCTGTGATTCGGATTGCATCATTGAAACTGTCTGCACCACATCAAACACTTCTGGGTATTCGTTCTTGAATTGTTCAAGTTCTTCCAGTGTCTTTGGCATGGGTACGTTGTTAGGTATAGATGCGTTAGGTTTGCTAACCATGTCCTTGAGTTGTTCTATTTCACCCTTGAACTCTAATACCTTTGAATCGTAGTGACGTTTCAAATCGTCATACCGCTTCTTGTAGTCGTGGTCTTCGCTTGGCTCTTTCTTGGCCTCTACGAAACTACTTCCCGTTTCTTCTGGCTGAGTGGCTGTTTCTTCTACAGGGTCAGCTTCTTGGGCTTCCACGTTTGACTCTTCGTCTTCTTCTTTATATACTTCGTCTCTGTATTTACCTTTATATAGAGCGTCGTTATTGATTGTTCCGAAAGAGTCGTTTGCTTTGTTGGCACGGTGGCCTCTTGCTTTTGCCATTTTATTTACCTCATATTGCGGGGCCACATGGCTGTGGGTAGCCGCTCCGGTTGTGCTGGGGCCGCGTTGCGGGTAGCCAGCAAATTCTTATTTTTTCTTGGAGATGAAGCCGCCCTTTGCAGCTTTCTTTTCACGTTCTGCTTGACGGCGAGAGATTTCTTTCTTGCCGCGATTGTTGATCTTGTTCAGTCTGTCGTAGCCAATGATCTTGGCTATGCGTGGGGGTATGATTACCTCGCCCTCTGACACAGCAATGTCTACTTCTTGACTAACACCTGTTTGTCCCAGATCACCAGCCTTTGCATAGGCTTCACGAACCATCTTTTCTATGTCTTCGCGTCCGGCAAAGTCTACGGCTGCAGCGTTGATTACAAATGTGCCCTCTGGTACTTCACGTGGCTTGTCGTCGGCAACGCTTTGTCCATCAGTTGGTGTCTCGTTACCGCCAACAAACTCTGGACGTTGGACAAAACCAGCTTCGCCACCAGCTTGCATACCGACACGACCGCCATATTTAAGACCGCTAAAATCACCGCCGGGACCGCCCTCTCTAGAAAATCCTTCTCTCTGTTCTCTAGTTGCTTGTCCGAAATTACCATCGCCGCCACCTGAAGCGGGATCTTTAGCTGCCCGTGCTTTTTCTGCATCTCGCCTAGCTTGTTCAGCCTTTGCGTCGGCGGCTCTCTTATCCCTAGCTTCTTTACTAAAGTAAGCATCCGCGTCTTCTATACGTGCAAAGCCTACTTGGTACGGGGCACCAAGTGCTACACTAGGATTCAAATTGCTAAAATCTGTTCTAGAACTTGTAATTCCACTAGCGGTGCTTGCAATTTTTGCCTGATCAAAGGTCATTTTTCCATCTAAAACATCTCTAACTTGTTTAGAAGTCAACCCTGTTGCTGTCACTGCCCTGTTTACAACTTCATCTGTATATCTTTCGTTAAAGTTTTTACCTGTCACTGTACCAAAAAAATTTGTATCTACTTGAGAGCGTATTGTATTTACGTCTTCAGCATTCATCAATCCCGTAGTGCCAAGTAAAGAATCGACTTTGTCAGCCATAGCTTGAGCAGATTCCATTGTGCCCATTTGTGAACTACTTCCATCTAAAGAAACGAAACTACCTGTTTCTGGATTATAAGTTCCCCCTGCTGTTTTCATATCTCTTCCATCTTGTAAGAGCATTGGTTTTTGACCCGTCGCCTGACTCCATCTTCCAGTTGTAGCGTCCCACGTTTCCGCTTTAAGTGTTCCGGGAATAAATCCTTTTTCTACAGCTTCTCGCGCAGCCATTGCCTCTTTGCTATCAATATTTCCGCTGTATATGAGACTACCCGGTTTACGGCTAACCATAGCCCCTTTAAACTCTCCAATAAATCCAGCACCTGTTGCTTTAAATATAGCAGCGTTTTGACGTTGTATCGACATGTTAGCAGCGCCACTAAAAGCGGCAAGACCCGATATGACAGGTCCAACAAAAGGACCAACTACAGGAGGTGCCGTGATAGATGTTTTACCTTTACCAAAAGGTTTATCCATCTGAACACCCGTTCCAATATCTATATCCATAAAGTTACTAAGACTACTTACTTTTTCTTTTATGAAATCTGTATTGGAAGTAAAATCTTTTGTAAAACTTTCTACAAGATCTCCAGTTTGTGCTGTAAATATCCCTGCGTCTTTATACCCGGTTATACTTGATGCTGAACCTAAATTATTAACATTAACATCATTAACTCCAAAACTTTTGAAATCGCCGGGATCTTCAAGACCCAATGAAAGGGTAGACATATCTGCCATGTTCCTACCCCTTTCATCATCTGCACCTATCGGAACAAATATGTTAGGGCTAGCATCCTCTTCTTTCTTATCTGTATCTTCTTCGTCATCAGTTTTTGTAGTTTGAATACCCGTTCCTAAAGTTTGTCTATAAAAATCTACTGGACCCGACAGGTATTGGTCCACTGATATAACTTCAGGGGTGAAAAATGGGGTGTATTCGTCAGTTTGTTCGTTCGCCATTTTTTACAACTGCCTCATAGTTATCCTTCAACTGAAGGAGGGTTTCCAGTAAAACCAGCTTCCCCTGCGCTTGGCGCAGTTCCGACTCCGATTGTGCCGTTGCCAGACCCCGTATTATCAGTTCCCTCAACTCCCCCAGATACTCCACCATTAGAGGCCATTCCTTGTTGTTGAGGAGCGGGGCCAGCTTCTTGGCCTGCTGCTTGTTGAGCATTTTGTAATCCCTGTAATAGTTTTGCATAAATTTGTGCATCGTTTATATCATTAACTAAGCTATCAGGATCAATATCTTGTGATATAGCTAACTCACGCATGAGATTCGGTAATTTAACAAACGGTGCTAACA